CGGTTCCACGGTCCACCTTGCCCGCCTTGTAGGCGGCGGCGACATCATCGGTGCTGGAGTATCGGCCAAACCCAAGTCGCTCCCGTTCGGCGTCCGCCTCTGCCGGACCCGCCTCGTTGCCCTTCTTCGTGTGCGACCATTCCACGTAGGCTTTCTGGGCGCGGGCGTAGCGCAGGCGGTCGCTCGTCGCCTCTGCCTTTGCCTGCTTGACCAACGCCGCCTTGTCGGCGTCCTCGCCAAACGTGGCCGTGAACTTCTCGTCGGACATCTCCTCGATGGCCTCGGGGCTTTCGGCCCATCGGGCGGGGTTGCTGTCCGCGCGAGGTGCCACGAGGAGCCTTGCCTGCGACTCGTCAAAACTCTGGCGCATGAGGTCAAGTTGCCCGGCGTGGACCGTCTTTTCCTGAGCCGTCTTTGCCGACTTGATCCGGCTGGCCGCAAGGGTGTGAATCTCCTTTTGAAGCTGCGGAGGCAAACTGGCGGCCTCGTCCGTCACCTCGCGCACGTCCTTCTCGGGGTTGTCGGAATCAGCCAAGTCCAGGTCTCGCAGCTTTGTCAGCATCAGCGCCTGCTTGTCCTGCGCCACATGGTAGTCCTCGCGGGCGACCATCGCCTTGTAGTTCTTCACGAACTCTCCCGTCACCGTGCCCGTCTTCTTCATGTCGGCCAGTTCCTTGTCTGTCTTGGGTAGCCCGCTGGTCGAAAAGTCGTTGATCGCATCGGCCGCCGTTGTGCGCTGCACGAAGTTCGTCTGCCTCTCGGCGGCGTTGCGAAGCGTGTTGAGCTCGGCCTCGGGCACTTTTTTGTAACCTCCCGAGTTTATCTTTTGCAGCGTTGCATATGCATCATGGTCGATGCCGTTGAGAATCTGATTCTTTTCTAACACCGCAGGAAATTGATCCGTCACGGCTTTCCCCTGTTCCGGCGTCCATGCCCCGGTCTTGACAGCAATGTCGATGGCTCCTTTGGCGGCATCCATCATTGCCGGATTTCCCGTCTTTAGGGCCTCCTGTGACGTGGCGTGCGCCGACGACTGAGCTTCTGTCACCGCCTTCTTTCCTGAATACTCCTCAAAGTGGGCGGAGGTTTTACCCTGCCACATGTTCATTTTCAGGTTGAGAAGCTTAAGGGCATTCGGGGACAGCTTCTTTATATCGTCCTTTCCCTTGATCGTTTCCTTCACGCCCTCGGTAATGGCGGCCCACTGTTTAGGAATATCATCCGACTTCATGCCCTTCAGCTTAGAGGTGTAGTCAGCCGTTGCCTTCATCATTATTAGGGCGGAGTCGTTGAAAAACGCCCCCTCCTGCATCTTCCGTTTCTTCTCCTCATAGTCGGCGATGACGGACATGCCGGTGTCGACCGCGCCCTCTGCCGCGCTGGCGACCCGCCGCACCCCGGCCAAAGCCTGAATGCGCGGCTGGGGGTTGCGCTTCGTGCCCAACTGCACGTCGGGGACCTGAGCCGAGCCCGGGATTGTGGGGATTTGACTCATCAGAATAGCCCGTTGCCCCCCTGCTCGGCGTTGTATGCCTTGCCAAGATCGCCCGTCATGCTGCCGACGCCGTTGAAGATGTCAGCCGCCCCCTGCAGGTGGTAGATGTCGGCCTCCTCCTGCCCCTCGTACACACCTTCCTCAGCAGACGAATAAAGCTGCGATTCCTTCTCCTGCACGCTCGTCCAGTAGGTCTGGATGTCCTGCTCCTGTCTGCCCGCGGTCGTGGCCTGCAGGGCCATCGGGGAACCCGTGCCGGACAGGACGCCGGACGCCGCGAGCGCCGCGCGCTGGTTAGACTGGTACGCCTGATCGTCCTGCCGCTGCTTTGCGATGTTCGCATTCGCGTTCATCGCAAGCTGCTGCGCATTCGCCACATCCAGCTTCGCGTTGTAGTCGGCGGCCTGAGTCGCTGCCTCCGCCTGCTTGTTGGATGCCTCTACCGCAACGGTCGTTGACGCGGCCGCGACCACCGCCTCTATGATGTACGGGATTGCGACGTACCCACCGCAACGGTTGAGGGGCCAGCTATTTCCAAGGAAGCTCATTCTGTCACCGCCTTCACAAGGAACTGATGCGGCTGCCCGCCGCAGGACGCCCACCCCCGCTTGACCATGAAGCGCCCGAGCGAGCCATTGTCCTGTGTTCCGCAGAGGACAACGTTGCATCCACGCGAGCCCGCGTAGTCGTTCGTGAAGTCCAGCAGCATGGCGACGGCCTGCGCAATCGTAGGGGACGCCGCGATGGACGGATTGCCCGTGATCCACTCAAGGAAGGCGACGCTGCCCGAGCGATAAATCCATCCCATGACGACATCAATCCCGGCGTTTACAGCGAATCCGATGGCTCCTTCCAAGATGAGTTTCTGGGGGGGCTGAAGGCCCCGCTTCGTCCACCAGACGGAAAGCTGGTCGTATTCCGCCTCAAGGTCGATGGCTCGGATTCTCATGTGCGCCCCCCCAGGTCAACCTCGATGGCGATCCCGAGAAGGAAGAACGGCAGCGGGTCGTATCCCTGAATGGCGAACTCCGGGTCCTTCATGTAGCCGAACAGGCCCCCCACGTCCAATTCAACGTCCTGCGGGATGTTGGCCGTGAACGGCGGCGGCTGATCCGCATTCTGCGTTATCGGATATGCCTGGATGTCGATGACGTTGGAGAGCGTGCCGAGGACCGGCGGGGCCGCGGTCGTTGCCCACTGGCCCCCGATCGAGTTGAGCGTGCGAAGGTGCAGGCGCTTGATCGACTTCGTGAGCCCCGGAGTCGGCCCGGCCCGCGGGTCCACGTCCAGCCGCATCGGCATGATTTCCCAGTTGATTGGGAGCCCGACCACCACTACGTCGCCCGCAGCGGGCACGTAGTTGGGAATAGTCACTGCCCCACCCGAGGCTGGGAACACCGCCGCCGTGCAGGGAAGGTTCCTGATGGCCCACATGCCGGTATTGACCGCCGGGGTGATGGAGGCAACGAGGGTGCGCCCAATGAGGCACAGCGGCAGGCCGCTTATGGTATTGATGCTGGAATTGGCCGGATAGACATAGAACGTCGCGCAGTCGGCATAGCATGCCTGGTTAAGCTGGGGCTGCCCCACATTGTAGGTCTGCCAGTCGATCGGGTAGAGGCGTTCAATCTGGCAGCCGGTGGCCGTGGCCGGGTTGCGAAGCACCGTGAGCCACACCTCATCATCCTGGCCGGCGGCCCCGTAGATGACCTGCGCCGAGATGACGACATCGCCCGCGTCACTGCCGGTATTGTGCCCGGCCCACGCGAACACCTTCTGGTCCATGGCGTAGGTCATGGAAATCAGCGTCCCATCGCCGCAGACCGCCCAGAGAAGCGACTGCTCCTGAAACTGCTGCTGGTAGTCGAACTGCACAATCCCGGCGTTCGTAAGGTGCTGGGAGGTGACCTGCATGTCCTGCGACATGTACTTGTTGGTGAAGACCGAAAACATCATCTGCTGGAAGCTGCGTCCCTTCCTCTGCACGTAGAAGCACGCCTGCCCGATGATGAGGGCGGGAAGCGCGGGCGCGGAGCCGTTGACCGTGTTTTCCAGCGCCTGGATCTGGGAGGCGGTTATGGCGGTCGTCGTGGCGCCGGAAGAGATGATCCATTCCGCGCTCGCCAACCCGCAGAACAGGTCCGTCTGGGCGGCAAGCCACTGAATCGGCCCGCGGCCGGCCGCGTTCAGGTCAAAGGCAAGCCCGTAGGTGGCCTGGGACTGGTCGATCAGGGCGAAGTTCTCGATGTCGTCCGTCTGCGTCGCCCAGACGCGCTGGGGTTCGGCCGCGCTATAGCCGTACCACACGCGTTCCTGGAATATCGTGATCGCCTGCGGATAGCCGCGCACCGCGCTCCACGCCCCCTCGCTCCAGTATTCCGTGGCCGTCGTGGCGTAGAGGGGTGTGATGACGGTTGCCGTGGCGGAGTACGGCCCGGCAACCGCCGTGATGAGGACCAGCCCGTACACGAATTGGTTGTCAGCCGTCAGGACGACCCGGGGCGGCGTCGTCGACGCCCACGCGACCGGGTTCGCCATGGTGAACTTGTAGATGCCTCCATCCAGCTCCTGGCCCGAGATCGAATAGTTGGCGTCCCCCCTGGATGAGAGGATCGTAATCACCTGAAAGCTGGCCCCGTTGTCATAGGAGACCGATACCGTGGCGTCCCCCTGCCACGTCCCGTAGGTCTGGATCTCCCATGTGCCGATGAGATAAAGCGAGGTCGGGCCGCCGCCCCCGCCCGTCGTCTGGTTGTACCATGTGCCGCCCGAGAAGCTGTAGCTTGCGCTGGTGCCGACGGCGTCCAGCTCGATGTAGGACGTGGGGCGGTTGTACGCCAGCTGCCAGTAGCTGCCGACATGCGCGGCCACGAAGTTGGTGACGAGCACCCAGAGGCCGTTCGCAAGGTCGGTCGTGAACGTGCCCGATGTGTGCGCCTGCAGGCAATCATAGATGAGGCCGCCCTCGAGGACGGTGTTGCCCGGCACGTAGTATGCCCCGCCCGCCCAATTCTGGTTGGCGGCGGCGGTGAGCGTGACCGTCCCGGTCGTGCCGGAGGCCGCCAGCGTCTCGTCGGTCGAGTTCTCATCCATCATGGCAGGGGTCAGGAACTGCACCTGCTGCATGACCCAGTTCGTGTTCGTGTAGCGCGTCAGCTTCCAGACGGGGTAATTTGGGTGGACGATGTAAACGACGTCGTTTATCTGGAGGATGACCAGCTGGCAGACATCGGCCGCCCAGTAGCCGGGCGCCGTGAAGTTCGTCCCGGAATAGGGGGACGGCACCTCGTAGATGACCTGCGAGCCGTTGAACTGTATCGACCAATGGGCCGGGTCGTTCCCCGGAGAGATTGAGGAATCGATCAGGGCCGTGCCAAGGCCGTTCGTCCCCGCGTAAAGGTAGAATCCAAAGCCCCCCAGCTGCACGAAGGAGCCCGCCGGGTAGGACGTGCCCATCACCCAGTTGGGGAGCGTCCCGGGGTTGAGCGTCACCTGCGCCCCGTTGGAATAGAACCTTATTCCGTGATCGCAGAACTCCAATTCAAAGGCCGTTCCCGGGGCGTACTGGAACTTCCTGAAGCTGGATATGCTCTTGGCCCCGGTCGAAGCCACCTTGCCGGGCGCGATCCATTCGGCGCCGGGGCGGCGCAGCGCGCCGCCCTGCTTGCATGGGATCACATTTCGCAGCCGCCTGCACCCGTCCCGGTAGTTCTCCAGGTCGATGCGGCTGTCCAGCGACGGGGAAAACTCCCCGGCGCTGAATTTCACGATCGGGTACAGGCTGCTAGCCATTCGTGGACCGCCGCCGCGACCTTATGAAGCGCGAGCTGGCCACGGGATTGTACCGGCGCAGCTTGTCCTCGCCCGCGTTCTTCGTCCGCGCCTCCGGCAGCTTGGCCTCGTACATGCCCGACATGCGCCCGGCGAGGGCCGCGTCGTCCTTGCGCAGGCCCGTGGCGATCATCGACGCCAGCTTCAGGACAAGGCACTCGGTGAACAGCGAGTCATAGACCGTCGTGTCGGTCTGGTACTGGATGTAGATGATGTTGGCCTGGGCGTCGTTCGTGTAGAGGAGGCGCCCGTAAATCTCGTGGGGCGAGCCCTGCGCGGACTGCCCGCTGCCGTAGCCTCCGCCCCAGCCTATCCCCCCGCATCCGCCGCCCCACCCCGAACCCCACCCCCATCCACCCCAGCACGAGTTGCCGTTCAGGTTCACCATGGCGATGAAGTCCGCGGGCAGCGAATACGAATAGCTCCACGGGGCGCCCGGGGCGGTGTTGCCCGGGGGCACGCCGAAGAAGCTTGGCGAGAAGGTGTTCGTCTGGAACCAGTAGCCCTTCGTGAGATCGACCGTGAAACTCCCGGATGACGTGTTCGCGATCAGGCATTGGTAGAGATAGCCCGCAAAGATGACGTAGGCGTTGACGGCGTAGTTTGTGGCGGGAGCCCACGTCGTCGCCGTGGACGGTATGTTGGTTCCGAAACTGGTCGTCGTCGTGGGCGGGATCGTCTGCCCCAGCGAGGCCCACTGCTTCAGGCAGTTCCACGGCGTGGCCCGCGCGACCGCGCCAAACGCCTCGTTCCACGCGACGTTGCAGGCGACGGCGTTCGGATCGGACTGGTTCGTTATCGACTGGATTTTGCCCTGTCCGATGGCGAGGAGGGACAGGTTGCAGATGTCAGTTTGCGCTAGCTGCTGCATAAAAAGTTAGGCCGCCCGCACCCGATGATCCAACTCGGTACGGGCGGCCATAGACTCCAGGGTTCCGCTATCAGGGCTTTATGACCTTAAGGCGAAACACCAAGACAGTTCCGGCGACCTGCACCGAGATCGTGGAGATCGTGAACTGAATCCACGAGCCCGCGATTCCGGTGCCGGGTGAGCCGCCCACGGGTTCAACCGCGAGCGTGCCGATGACGTACGGGTCCACGAACGCCGTCCCGCCAACGAACGCCACCGGGTTGGTGGGCGATGCGCTGAGGGTGATGGCGGTTGAGTACCGGGACGCCGACGCCCCCTTGGGCGTGACCGTGAGCGGCGTGACCCCGAAGGCGACGCCGGACGAGACAAGGCCGTAGCCCGTCACGTCGTCGTCGCCGACCGTCCCCGTGAGGATGGTCGCCGCCGCCGTGCAGGAGATCGAGCTGTAGGCCGGGTCAATCATCGAGCCCGGCTGCGCCAGGTAGATGTTGATGATGTCGTTCACGGTCTCGTTGCCCTGCAACTGGTAGATCGCGGTGACGTTCTTGACTGAGCCGATTTCGATCCCGGAGTCGTTGAACTGGATCGGGAACCCGAACGAGGTCGGGGAATCCGAGTGGGTCGGTCCCGTGACAGGCCCGCCACCCGGCAGGTTCTGGAACGGGATCTGCTCGATTGCGACGTTTTGTGTGTAGCGAATAGCCATTTTAGTTATCCTTGGTTAATGGTTACTGCGTCTCGTCGCAGGAGATCTGGACAACCCCCGCCTCCTCCATGCGCGTCCCGCCGCCGTACCATGTGGTGCGGACTTGGGTCGCGCCGGATTGCTGCGGCAGGATGTCGATCTTCGTTTGCATCCCCTTCGTCTCGCCGAGAAGCATGAACTTCTTCTGGTAGGCGATGCAGGAGCGGATGGCCGGCGTCCCCGCTGTCGGGAGGAGCTGCGTGCGAATCCAGCGGAAGCCGCCGAACTCGTCGAAGCGCCCCTTCATCAGGGCCCGCACGTCGTTGTAGAGGACCGAATCAACTTGGTCCACGTTGAGGAGCAGGTCGTACAGCTGCTTCGCCGCGTACACCATGACGCGGTCCATCTCGGGGACG